GGGGCGTTCGGCCGGCTTTGTATGTGGAATCTGAAATCGAAGTCGAACTGGAAGAAGACGAAATCGACCTTTCCCCTTCCGCCCTGCTTGAAGGCTTCACAACGCGCCAGCTTGTGGAAGAACTGTTCAGGCGAATAGGCACGGAAAAGGAGGTTATCGAAGATGATAACGACTTCTGAACTTAAAGCCAGGGTCGAAAAAGAAGTCGGGACTGAAATATGTCCCGTCTTCTTCCAAAAGGCCGAAAAATACGCACGCCGTAAACTTGACCTGGCAAATGAGCGCGCCGGCCGGAAGTATGGTGAAGATGGTTACGGCGACGAATACCTGATTCTACTTACGGCCGACACAGTCCGCGAAATGGCATTTTCAGAATATACCATTATTCGGTCAATGGAAATTATGGCGGCCAGAGCCGCCCAGGAAAGATGTGTAAGCACATGATCCCGTTCCCGAACAAGAAATATGATGTTATTTACGCGGACCCGCCCTGGTCCTATAGGCTTTATAACGGGACCGGAAATGGTCCGGCCGCGAAGCACTATAAGACCATGAAACCAGAAGAAATATACAACCTACCCGTCCAGGACATAGCAGCCGAAAACTGCATTTTATTTCTATGGGTAACATTCCCTAACCTTGAAATCGGCCTGGAAACAATACGCCGCTGGGGTTTCAAATATAAGACCGCGGCTTTTGTATGGGTGAAGCGGAATAAAAAATCACCTGGCTGGTTTTGGGGCCTGGGAAGCTGGACCAGAGCAAACGCCGAAGTCTGCCTTCTTGCAACAAAAGGCCGCCCGAAGCGCGTTTCGAAAGCGGTCCATAGCATAATAGACGAGCCGGTCGGGAAACACAGCGAAAAACCGTCCGTTGTCCGCGACAGGATCGTCCAGCTATGCGGGGGGGTACTATGATAGAACTGTTCGCCAGAAATGCGGCGCCTGGTTGGGACGCATGGGGCGACGAAATCGAAGGTGGTGTTATATATGCAGAAAATAACGGCCAGGGATATAACAAAGGCCCTGGCGAAGCGACATAAGGAAGATATGTTTTTTACGGAGGTCAAGAACGGCCCGACGCAGACGGTGGCACACTATAGCAAGATCGACGCGCTGGCGATAAAAATATCCTGGACACGCTTCGGGATCACCGGTTACGAAATAAAGGTCAGCCGGTCAGACTTCCTTCGTGATGAAAAGTGGCGCGCTTATCTTCCAATGTGCAACCAGCTTTATTTTGCCGTTGCGCCTGGCGTTTGCGACGTTGAGGAAATACCAGGCGTTTGCGGCCTGGTGGTTATGAATTCGAAAGGCGGAATCAGGACCATTAAAAAGGCGCCCTGGCGTGATATAGAACCGCCCGTCGAAATGTTCAAATATCTGATGTTTACATACATTGGAGCGCTACACAAGGCGGAAAAGAACTATCCACGCCATGAAAGGCTTTTACCGAACGAACGCCTTGAACTTTGCAAAATGTACCTGGAAGATAAGGCGAATATGCGGGAAATAGGACGCCTGGTAAGCCGGAAACTTGAAAGCGAAATGTACGAACTACGGCGAAAGGCCGAACGCCTGGACTATATCGAAAAAGACGAAGAACGGGCCGACAGGGTTCTTTCGAAGATATGTCAGGCCCTGGGCGTTACTTCATACTACAACAAGGGCGAAAGGTGTCTGGAAGCCATTGAACAGATGAAGCGGTCCGGAGGATTGACCCAAAGTATGATAAACGAAATCCAGCAGATTAACCAGTTATCAGGGGCGCTTCTGGAATCGGTCAGGAATACTTTATTTGATAACCGAAAAGCACAGGTATAAGCACAGAAATATTTTCAATCCTGGGCGCACAGGACGCCGCAGGAGCGACGAAAACAACCGAGGACGACCAAATATATTACCGAGCAAAAACGAAGCCCTTAAATGGCAAATAAAACGCTTTTAGAAGATGGGAGGAAATCGAATGAATCAATGTCAACTTCTGGGACGCCTTGTCCGTGATCCTGAATTGAGATATACTCAACAGGGAACGCCGGTCTGTTCTTTTACGCTGGCCGTGGACAGGCGCTTCAATAGAGATAAAACAGACTATATAAGGGTTATTGCCTGGCGCAATACAGCCGAATTTTGCGCGAACTACTTTCAGAAAGGTTCCAGGATCGCCCTGGTCGGAAGCATACAAACGCGGACCTGGGAAGACGACAGCGGCAAGAAACACCGCGAAGTCGAGGTTATCGCCGATTCAGTCTACTTCGCCGAATCCAAAAGAGATAATCAGCTTGAAAGTCCTGTCGAAGACGCTATCGCAAGCGGTGATTTTATACCTGTGGACATGGACGAAGATTGCCCCTTTTAACGGGCCGGCCGGAGAAGGGAGGGAATCGACGTGGACGCAGAAAGACGAATCCGCAGGAACATTGAAGACATACTTCAGAACCACGACCAGGAGATTATGACCATAGACGCGCAGATCGAAGCAGAACGCGCCGCGCTGGAAGTGGACCTGGAAAGCATAAGGGCCAGGGCCTACCCGTCAATCAAATATGACGACGTCCGCGTTCAGACCACTTCCGATCCGGACAGCAAAATGGTTCACATTGTCGAAGCGATTGAACGCAGGCGAAAAAGAGCGGAAAGAAATATCGCCGCGTTGGAAGAACGAAGGCGTCAGATAGAAGCAGTCTATCATAACATATTAAGCCTGGACACGAAGTCAAAATGTGTTTTACTTACCCTTTATTATCCGAAACGCACTTATGAGGAAGCGGCCGAAATTCTTAACGTCGACGTTTCGACTATAGCCAGAAGAAGAAAAGCCGCAATTACTTCCCTGGTCAAAAGGTTCTGGCATACTGAAAAGAACAGGATTCCGGCGAATGAAGAAAAATGCGTTAAATTTTGATTGCAAATGATTGCAAGAGTATGCAGTTATACGCCATTGTTCGTATAAAACCCCTATGGTAATATTATCCTGGGGACTGGGCGGTCCTCCCTCCTTTAATATAGGGAAACCGAAGAAGACGTCTTAAACAGGCGTCTTTTTCTGTTTCCCAGCGTGAAAATATATGAAAGGTCGGTGATGAATCGTGGCGAAGTTAACCGCGAAACAAAAACGGTTTGTCGAGGAATACCTTATCGACCTGAACGCGACACAAGCCGCGATTCGGGCCGGTTACAGTCCTAACAGCGCAAGGGACATAGGAAGTGAAAACCTGACAAAACCCCACATTCGCGCGCGCGTAGATGAAGCGCTGGCCGAGCGTTCGAAAAGAACTGGGATAAATGCGGATCGTGTGGTCCGTGAACTTGCCCGAATTGCCTTTGTGAACGCGGCCGACGTGATTAACTTCGATAGTGCCACACTATCGGAAAACGCGTCCGAAGATGATACCGCGGCCATTGCTTCGGTAAGGGTTAAGACCATACCAACGGACGCCGGCGAAGGTGTGGAACGCGAAATCCGAATGTGTGATAAGCTGAAGGCCCTTGAACTGCTGGGTAAACATCTGGGAATGTTCAATAATGATCCTGAATCCAACGTCCCCGTTACAGTGGTGATTAACTATGACTACGGCGACGAAGGTTAAGGTAATAACAAAGGCAAAATTTAACCCTATATTCAAACCGGTTAATGAGTGGCGCGGCCGCTACCGTATATTAAAAGGTTCTGCCGGTTCCGGAAAATCGGTCAACGTGGCCCAGGACTATATCGCGAAATTATCCGATCCGGCCTATGAAGGAGCGAACCTTCTTGTCGTTCGTAAGGTTGAGGAAACTAACCGCGACAGTACCTTTGCAGAACTTCAGGCGGCCATTTACAGAATGTTTGGCAATCACGCGCCGAAAATCTGGAAGATAACCCTTAACCCCTTATCCCTGGAATGTAAGACCACTGGAAATAAGATTATATTCCGCGGGGTTAAAGACCAACGACAGCGCGAAAAGGTTAAGTCGATAACCTTCAAAAAAGGAAAACTGACCTGGATATGGATTGAAGAAGCGACAGAACTTGAAGCCGAAGACGTCGACATATTAGACGACCGTCTTCGTGGCGATCTGTCAGACATTAACCCGAACCTGTATTATCAAATAACAATGACATTCAACCCCGTTAGCGCGTCCCACTGGATAAAGGCGCGCTATTTTGATAAATCCGATCCGGAAGTCCTGACACACCATTCCACATATAAGGATAACCGGTTTATTGATCCTGGCTATTACCGACGCATGGAGCGCAGAAAGATTGAGGACCCAGAAGGCTATCGAGTATATGGCCTGGGCGAATGGGGCGAACTTGGCGGCCTGATATTAACGAATTACGAGGTCCACGACTTCCCCACCGGCAAAGAATATTTCGATTCGGTTTATTACGGCCAGGACTTCGGCTTCAATCACGCGAACGCGATCCTGGGTATTGGCTTCAAGGACGGCGAAATTTATATCCGGTCCGAATTATATGTCTTTGAGAAGGACACGGAAGAAATTATCGCCCTGGCCCGCAAAGCAAACATTGACCCCAGGGTTGAAATGTTCTGCGATTCGGCCGAGCCGGACAGGATCAGGACCTGGCAAAAGGCCGGCTTCAGGGCCTACCCTGTTAAGAAGGAACAAGGAAGTGTTAAGGCCCAGATTGACTTCCTGAAAGGCCGAAAAATCCACATTCACCCTTCCTGTGTGAACACGCTTAAAGAAATTCAACAATGGAAGTGGAAAAAGGACCCTACAACTGGGTTGTATATAGACGAACCGGTCGAATTCATGGACGACGCTATGGCCGCCCTTCGCTATTCTGTTGAAAGAATTCGCCGCGGTTCCGCAATCGAGATTTTGAAGTGAGGTGTAAAGCATGGCATTAACCGAGATGGACCGAATAAAGATGATACTTTCCGATCCGGAAAAGGTTCCTATGTCGCTGGCCCAGATAGTCGGTGAAGAAATAAAAGAATTCAAGTCGTCCGAGCAATACAAGATCATGGTCGAAGCTGAACAGTATTACAGGAACCGGTCTGACGTCCAGAGGAAGACGAACGACGTCGCCAACCGGTCAAACTGTAAAATCGAACACCCGATCCTTAAAAAGCTGGTGGACCAAAAGGTCAATTACCTTCTTTCGAAGCCCTGGACCGTTGACACCAGTAATAAGGCATACGCGGAAGCGCTGGGCGAAATATTCGACGCAAGGTTCCGCAAGAAAATTAAAAGTCTTGGGAAAAACGCGATTAAATCAGGTATCGCCTGGATACAGCCTTATTTTGACGAAGACGGCAAGCTGGCCTTTATGCTTATTCCTTCGACCGAGATTATCCCTTTATGGCGCGATTCTGAACGGACAAAACTTGACGCTTTTATCCGCTTCTATGACCAGATAGTTTATATCGGGACCCGCAAACACACAATCACACGGGCCGAATTCTGGTATCCTGGCGGCGTTAAGCGCTTCGTTACCGGTCTGGAAGGCGGCTTTAGGTTCATGGTCGATAAGGAATACGGCACCGAAGAAAACGACTATACCGAAAGCCATTTTGTCGTCGGTAATAAGGCTTATAACTGGGAAGAAGTCCCTATCGCCTGGCTGAAATACAACGAAGAAGAACTTCCCCTTTGTTATTTTATTAAGGACCTGATCGACGATATAAACTGGCAGACTTCCGTGACGGCCGACGTTCTTCGTGACGTTGCGAAATTCATTTATATTCTGAAAAACTACGGTGGCCAGGACCTGGGCGAATTCATTCGTGATCTGAAAGAACACCTGGCGATCAAAGTCACGTCTGACGGTGGCGTTGATAAATTACAGGCCGATCTTAATATCGACGCTGTCATGGCCTTCCTGGATAAGCAACGCCGCGACGTATTCGACTTCGCTTCGGCCGTCGACACGAAGGACCCAGA